ACGTCAATGCGTAATGCATTTCGGGCAATGGGTGATTTTAATTTTGTAGAAGCAGGCATCGATAGCTTTAATGCTCTCTTTTTTGAGCAAGGAGCCACTCCAGAGGCCCATACTGATCATGAACAATTCATGGTGTGGGGAGAGGGGTTTGATCCAGAAGCGCCAGGCCCAATTGCAGAAAATGAAACATATCAATCTCCCACGCTAGATGAGTATGCAGAAATGCTTCTCTCCAACTCTACGAGGGCATTTGACGCAGAAACAAGAAACGAAGCATTTAAATATTTAAATAAGTATCTGGGAGCGCAGGAGCAAATAAAGCCAGAGGACTTGTTTGTTCAGTCCGAAAACGTAACCAGTGCTGGCGGAAAGCTTGCTACGCAGTTGCTTCAACTGACCACCCTTCTTCCAACGGTCCCGGTTTCTGGCTTTTTGGCCGCCACCCAAGGGAGAGCTAGAAACAGAGGTGAGGTCACCGGAGATGTTAATTACGCAAACATACTTAATGCAGAGCAAGCAAACCAAGTAATTGATTTAAGAGGAGCGTCATTAAACGCAGACCCTAAATCTGTAGAGGCGCAGAAAGTCCGAGTGTACGAGGATGCCTTGGCAATAATGAGGGACCCTAATGTTGCGGCCTCTCGGCCAGCAGGAATGTTTGGCCTCTATGCTCGTCTAGGAGGGCGTTCCTACAACCCTGTGTTTTCAAAAGGGGTGGGCAGTGACTTGCCGTCAGACGTGACAGACCGCGAAGTCAAAATGATGCCTTCTGACATTGAGTACATCCTAGACCCAAAGAATTTAATTCCTTACCAAAAGGGCCTTTGGGAGCACATCAATAAAGTGTACGACGAGCGAGTTGTTGCAAAGCTTGCTGGATCAGAACTTGACCCATCTGACCTCCCTGCAGATTGGCGAGGCAGTTTATTTAGAGGCGGAAGAGGCACTACTTTATCGCCAGCAAACATGCCTTACCCAGACTCTCCATACTGGAGCAAAGAAGCTATTTTTGAAAGGCTAAAACTTTCATCAGCTTTAAGTTGGGTAGACGCGATAGACCCAGATAATGCAGATAGCCTCTTCCTTCAAGGCTACCGCCCAATTAGGCCCCCCAAGGAAGGCTGGGCGATGCAAAAAGCTCAAGACGACGCTAAGGAAGAGTGGTTAAAATACCAACGAGGTGAATCTGCAGGCGCTCCGTGGACAGGGGAAGATTCGCATTTCTCAACGAGCATATCGGAGAGAAACCCGTGGTCGCTTAAAAATGAGCTTCGTGAGCATACTTACAGAAAGGCATTAAAAATTAGTTCAGAGCGAATTGGAAAAGCTGCGAAGGCTGGAGCCTTTGGACAGGCGTTCCAAAACGAAGCCGGGGTAATTATGGCCCAGGTGTTCACAGAAATTGCCACCCGGCAACACGCTTCTGAGTTTGATACAGTTGTTGGAGAGTATACCCAGCGAATGGCAGAGTCTATGAGCCCTGAGATGATGTGGCATGACTTTACCCTTTCTTTTGCAGGGGCGACTGGCATTGGAGACCCAAAGCTAGTAGCGGAAGGAAAAGAGTTTTGGAATAATTACCCGCTCTTTGGTGTCCTTAATGTCGCCATGGGGTCTGCTGGCATTTCAAAGCTTGCAGTAAAACCCGCTATAAAGCATGGGGTCACCACAGTGGGTGCTGCGATAGAGGCAAGCCCTGCGCTTCAAAAAGTATCACAAGCCTTTGAATTATTTAAAGAGGGAGATGTCGCTGGCGCTAAAGCTCTTTATGTAGAGGGGATGACTGAGTACAAAGCGCAGTACAAAACCGCAAAAGAAGTTCAAATGGAAGCGTTTAAAGACGCGGAGAAATTAGCAAGCAGCCCTATTAGCAGGAAAAAGGAAGCCGCTGCTAGTTTAGACAGTCCAGAGAATGTAATTCGCATTAGTGGGGATGACGTACAGCCCACAATAAACCAAAAGCGAAGAGAAGCCCAAGAGTTTGAGGCGAAAGCAGATGAGCTTGCAGAGGCAAATGATCCTACTGCGCGTGCGTATAGAGACAAGGCGCAGTTTGCTCGAGATGTGGCAGATGCTCTCGAGGTAGGCCTAAAAGAAGAGCTTCAAATAAAATCTCAGCAGGCTGGGGAATCCCCAAGAAGAACTCCGTCTCCAGAAGAATTCCAGAGAAGGGAAGAAATTGCTGCTGATATTAGTGAGAAGGCTGCAAAGAAAGGTACGGTTGGTCTCACAAAGCTCAGAGAGGCCCTAAAGGTCTTTTGGAATACAGACCATCCCAACAATCGCAAACTGCTTGCCCATCTCCGCACAGACGCAGAGGCAGCAAAAGATTACGCTCGAAGAATAGCTGCTACTGGCGAAACAGATGTCAGGGTGTACCTTGAACTGCTTGGCGAGTCTGAAGCAGCTTTAATTCAAGACCTCGTGTATCGAGCAGAAAACGCTCCGGTCTCTAAGAATTTACGGACTGTCCTTGATGAGATGGCCGCAAAGAATAATACGACGCCAGAGGCTTTGATGGCGCAACAAAACCGCCTAAGCACTGCGGAGCAGCTTGCACATCGAGGGGAAAAGAACGCGGCTGTTTATGAGGCCCTTGGTATTTCAGACAATTACATAGATTATTTTGTAAACATGGCAGAGAGGAGAAGTGCCTCCAAAGCGTACGTCACCTCAAGAGTGTTTGGGGATGGCTTAGAGCTTACCATTAAAAATGCTCCCCACAGAGGTCGTTTTCAAACTGGAATTATCGGTGCCGCGCAAGTTGCAAGAAGAAATATTCTAGGAGAAAAGGCAGATGCCCTTGTGTCTGCGGCTTCAAAAAACAATCGCGCTGTTAATTATGGGTTGGCAGTTGCTGAGTTTATGGAAAGGCCTTTTTCTTTTGCAAATATACCAAGCTGGTATTCGGACGTAGTTAATTACGGGCTGCACCACCAAATTGCAAAGAATCACCAAAGCGGTTTTGGAAGATTTCTCGAGCACCTTTTTATGTATTCCGCCACAAACAGCAGTCTTTTGGGACGAGATGTCTACCATCAAATACAGCGAGCCGGTGGCGTTGAGCAATTGGCAAAGGCGGACATTGAGGCCGCTACAAAAGAATTGCTTGGGGGGGATTTTGATCTAAGGAATGCGGATGTTGCAAATGCTCTAAGGGAGCTTGGCATCTTTTCTGAGGAGTTTGGAACTGAAGGAGAGCTTTTGCAAGGCCTTACGACCTTGGCTGAAGATCAATTCCAGTTTGCAGCAGAGTTAATTCATCGCGGCCTTGCTGGCGAAAAGATTGACGTTGGTGGCCTTTCTATTGACGTTGCTGACGTAATGCGCCTTCAGGTAAAGCGTAAGAAAGATAAGGACAGTCCTGGCGTTTGGGAAGACGCGATTGATAAGCGTGGGCGCATGGAAGAAATCAAAACCCGCAAGGGGGAGATAGACGCCACGCTACAAGACCAACTAACCAAGAAAGAAATTGAAGACTCCGTTTCTTTAGACCCCAAAGATGTCGCAAAGATTGAAGACTTGCAACTGCGACTACAAAAACAAAAAAGCCCAGAAGAGATTGCAGCCCTTAAACAAGAACGTGATGCTCTTATTGCTGAAGAGAAGGACATTAGGTCCATTACTCAACAAGATGCCCTTGAGGGTGTAGAGTCCATTCGATGGGTACCTGCTTTAGATGAAAATGGAAACCAAAGAACGTATGCCTCTATGGGTCCAAAAGAGCGGGAAATGCTTGCTGTGGCCAACAACACGGTGCAGGGAATATCCAGTAAGATCTTTTCTGTAGGAATGGATTTCATTCTTGGGCAGCAGGCTCTTGATATTTCAATTCAAAGCGCACGGCCAAAAGGCGTCATTGTCAGAGACATGGACGTTGTTTCGACTCGCGGCACCTGGGACCGAAAAGAAGTGCCTAGTCGGAGAAAGAAATATAAAGTTCTCCGTGACTTTGGAGACACAAAGCAGGCCCAGGAAAGAGCGGCCCGTGTGGCGGCTGCTATTAACGAGCTAACCCATGGCAGAGAAATGCCGCAGGGAATAAGTGCGGCAGACCAGAAGTTTGTTCGGGCAACTGTAAAAGAGCTTGGGGAAAATGAAAAGGTTTCCACACAGACAAGACAGCAGTACGAAAATCATACTCGTGTTGTAGGAGAAAGCCCACTTAAATTCCAAGGGTACGAAGTCATTCCTCGTCTTGTTAACTATGTAAGCTCTTACTTCTTGAGAGAGGCTGAGGCTGGCCACATCACTAGGCTTCTTGGGGACTATAAAAAATGGCTAGATGATGAGAAGGCAGGAAAGCCCTTTGAGGAAAGGCGCGGGATTAGCCCAGAGCAGTACAAGGTTCAGGTTTCCGCTGTTGCTCAGAAATATCTGCAGCTATTCCCAGACCAGAAAAAAGTGCAGGAGTTTGTAGATAAAAAGAACGGAAAGGGTACGTTTAAAACCAACCCGGTAAAAGCTCTTGAAACATTAATGGATGCGGCCAAGGAAACCCTTGATCAAAACGGCATTGTCATGCAGGGAGACGCACGGTTTTTTAAAACAAGACTGTGGGCAAAAGACCTTTCTTTTGAACAGCAATTAGAAAGCCTTGCAAGCTACAGAGAGTCTGCAACCAGAACGTATGTAGGGCTAGTTCAAAGAAGAGAAGTTCTTCGACTCCAAACAATGCTCAGGGAAAATGGGCTTTTGGTATCTGATTACGAATTAGACACCAACCCAGGTTTAAATCGAAATTCATACGTTAAAGGAGATGCAATTCCTTTGCCGAGAATGGCGGAATTGGGGCTGCTTTGGAAGAACCCGTTTGAGGTAAAGACAAAAGAGCGAAAGGTTGGCGATAAAACAGTTCGATACCAGCGACCAGGACTAAAAGATGCCGAGACCGTTCAGGCGGGTGGCGTTATGTCCGACTTCTACATTCACAAAAGTGTAGCGAGGTATTACGCACAGCAGCATGTGCTTGTAAAAGCCCAAGAAAGTGCGCTGGTTAAGCTAAACAATATGTACAAGATTGGTGCTGTTGTAAACCCAATCACAGGTACAATGGTCCGAAACTTAATTGGTATGTACACCTTCCAGTCTGTTGCTGCAGACATCCCGTTTCGAGGAACGTACTGGAGAAAAGTGCATAATGAGTTGAAAAAGGTTCGGGCTGGGGACAAAAGCGCAGACCCTGTTATTCGACGAATGGTTGAAGAGGGCGTGCTTGGAAATCTAATTGTAGAGCTTGGGGATTCAGGGGCAGCGAGAGCAGCTACGGAGTCTTTCCTTGTAGACGTTTTTGCAGGCAAAGACAACAAGGGCACTGTAGGGGAGTTTATGGACTCCTTGGACTCCACTGACCTTAATAACCGCGCTATGGGCAAATTGCTGGATGGCCTTATGGGGTCAGATCAGGCATGGAATGGTCTGGCAGATAACATTAGTTTGATTAGAGCAACGGATGATGCCGCCCGTCCGGGGCAAATTCCAAAAAGGGAAAATCTTTTTGAGGTTCCTAACATCCCTCGCGCAATTAGTGCTTCTCTTAGGAAAGGGCGTCAGGCATATGGCTCCATCGATGACATTGGACGTGCAGCGTATGCGTATGAGCTTGTGAAGAACCATAATTTCACAGTTCGAGATGCCGTAATCCGGGCAAACCAAGTTATGTTTGATTACCCAGATGTCAGCATGTTCACTGCAATGCTTCGGACGAATCCGTTTTCTTTTGGAATGCCTTTTATTGGCTACACTGTTTGGGCAAATGAAGCGTTTGCAAATCTTTTGACCAAGCACACTCCTCGAGCATACATGATCGCAGGCGCTGCAAAGGCGCAGATTGCTGTGGTCGAGGCTATGCTTGGAACTCCTGACGCAACGCGAATGTTTGCCAGCACAGAGTATGACCCCGGAGCACTTCCTATGCCTGCGTATAAAATACAAAAGGCTAAAGGGTATGCAAAAAGAAGACTAAAGGGCAAAAGAGACGAATATGTTGGCGGCCCTGAGTTTATGAGAGGGTCTCAATTTAGCGCCTTCATGGATCCAAATGTGTGGCGTCGAATACAAATGGCTGAAACCAGGAGCATGGAAGACCTGTCCATGCTAGAAAAGCTTAAGTACACAGGGGCGGCGCTTTTAGGATCACAAGGGTTTACAGGAGAAGCCGCATCAAGCCTTCTCTTGCCATCTGTCAGAGACAACCCAAGGGCAAGCGACCTGGAGCAAATAAGCCGAGCCAAATTGTCCGTCAGGCTGGACAACATTAAAGAAGACGGCTACGAGGATGCCAATGCGGTTGTCCCAGAAGCGGGAGACATTGCAGAGCGCCGAGCATGGCAAAACCTGATAAAACACCAGCCTTATTTTAACGCTGCTATCAGAGGCCTTGTTGGTATTTACAGTGCCGCAACAGGCGAGGACACCCTCGGGATGGGAGCTACCGGAAGAGATGTTATTCAGAAGTTTCTGGGTATATCTACAACTCTCTATGACGAAAGATTTAAATCCGTGTTGCAGGAAGAGGGTCGAGCAGAGCTTTCAAACTTAAAGGCGGCGTACAAAGGTTTGATTGAAATGGGCAAGCGCCTAGATATAGAGAACAGAGCCGGTGTTCGCAATGAGGCTCAGATAAAAATGGTTAATAATTATGCAAACCACGTCTATAACTCAATAAGCAAAATCAAAGGAAATAAAAACGCAGTAAAGGCTAGCCATCGAATTAAAGTCCAGGCCCATTTGGATAAGATGCAAGTGTACTTAAAGGCGCTTGTGTTGGGGCAGGACATTAGCTTGGCCGAGTACGAGGCCAGCCCATTTGGAGGCCCAGAGTTTTCTCTTCCGTCTCCAGCGCCAACCTTTGATGATATGGATGTTGCCCCTCCGACCGAAATTGAGTCTTCTCGCTCTTTGCTGGAAGAACACAAAGAAGTTCCTTTTGTAAAGCGGATGTTAGACCCAGGGTCGTACCCGGTTGCAAGAGATGAGGCCGGAAACCCTATGACGCATTTAATGTCCGACGCAGAGGTTGAGGGAAGGTTTATTGCTTTTCCAACATTGCGCTTTGACGGCAATACGCTGGTTGAGGATACAGACCCGATGACTGCGATCAAGTCGGGGAATTTTATTGAGTTTGACACGCCAGAAGAAGCTTCAGCGTTTGCTCGTGGCTCTTGGAAAAAAGGTGTGGGCATGGGTGTTTTTAAGAGCCCTGCTGATGATGACATTGAATTTAACGACGAGGAACTAACTCCAGAAGAGGTAGAGGAACTACGTCTGATTAAGGAGGAGTTGGGCATCGGCCCGCTGTAAAGTAATTAGCTATTGAGCAATTAACCAATTGTGGTATACCCTAGCACCAAAAGGAGAAAGTCATGCCAGACTACGGAAAGGATTATAGCTTGCCTAAGTACTCTCACACTAAGTTGAAGAGCAGCGACAAGGCTAGCAGCACAAAGAGCCTGGACTCTAAGTCCAAATCCAAAAAGAATCACAACTCTTCCAAGAAGAGCGGGAAGAAGATGGGGTACTAAGCCATGGCTTCTAATTTAAGGGTACTTGTTTCTAATCTTGGAGATGGAAACTGGAATACCGGAAATGGGACAAGTGCTAATACAACTAAGTATTTTCCAATAGGCTCTAACACTGACGCTACCAAAAGATTTGGCGGATCGATAGACTATATTAGCTGGGCCTCTAAGACTAACTGGTTAATTCAAATTGACAATACTGGTGGTGGTTCGGGAACAATTCAGGTGCTTGGTCATCGACCGAGCGGGGTTGCGGAAGAGTTGGTCCCCGCCACCGCTATTGGCGCAGGGGGTTCTTTGTCTCAAGGCGGAGTTGGCGGTGAAGAGATCTACGGTCCCTTTACTCACTTTTCCTTTGTATCGACTTCAAATAGTGGCATGTTAATGTACTATGTCACTGCATGGAATTATGGCGACATTTTGGACGCAGGAGCTTAATTATGGGACTTGTAGGGCAAAAGAATCGGTCTGTAAAGCTAGTTGTAGATGGCATGGACGAGTTTGATGTTCGCCTGGATGACGCTGAGACAAAGTTTAACGAGATTGAAAAGAAAGTAGATGATGTCATCACTGTTATGGAGGGTCTTGTAAAAGACATTGCTGCATTGAAGAAGCCAGCAAAGAAAGCTCCAGCCAAAAAAGCCCCTGCAAAAAAGGCAGCCAAAAAATAATGGGGCAACATGCCAATCAAATACTCCCTCATCGCTCGCATCATCAGGGCCATTAAACGGGCCTTAGCCAAAAAGAATTATCCTAAATTCATTTTAACTGTATGGAAGAAGTCTCAACTTCATAAGGATTGGGCTTCTAGCATAGATGGGTTTGATGCGATCTCTGTAAAGGTCTTAGACGGCTCCTCTAAGTTTCAGCTACAAGAGGCTGCGGCAGTGCTTGTGGAGGCCGCACATCTAAACCTAGAGCACCACGGGTGGGGATTCCATTACTGTCTCACCAAGGAAAAAGCAAAGAAAGAGGCTTCCGCAGCAGCAGACCTATGCAAAAAGATGAATCTGGTGGGATACCATTGGAATGCTGAAAAGCAATGGGCTGCCATTGGAGATCCCGAGGCCACTGCAATTGAGTTTGCAGAGCAATTTAAATTATTGGCTCCCAACGTAAAATTATTCGCAAATTGCTTTTCATCGAAGGTCACATCGGAGATGATGGAGGTGTTCGATTATTACGAGCCGATGATTTATGGAACTAGAGTTTCTACAATTTCTAAGAAGTTTAAAAACAGGTGGAGTGCCCCGAGCATCCGTCCTGACCAGCGATGCGCTATGGTTGGTACCGGGAGAAAAAATCCGCGTAATCCAAAGCAAGCCTGGGGGTATACTCACTCCACTGGCGATGATTCTTCTGAATCAGGACTTGATAGACTTGTCAGAGATTACAAGCCAGCATATTTAAATTACTTCAGAGCCGGAGTAATTGGTGGGGAGGACATAATGATGGAATCAAACGACATTAATCCTACCCTCTCACAACAAATTAAAGTAATAAAGAAGTCGATTAGAGATGAGCAAAGAACACTTCAACGGGATGGTCAACGTGTCTAACGACGAATCGAATGTGCTATTGAGGGAAATCCTTGATAACCAAAAAGAGGCTCTCGATTTAAATGGCCAACTCGTTTTATTAAACGAGAAGATGGACAAGCTTATTGACTGCGTTGATAAAAAGATGCAGCCCTCGAGCACCATTAATGCCGTTCTTTCAAACACACATGCCCTCTCATCCATTGTATTCATTATCCTTGTGGCCCTTTTCCTAGGACTGGGAGATGGCATTATGGAAAGATGGCTTGGACCTGGGGAGGTAGACGATGAAAGTATTGAAAAAATTATCCGAGTACTGGAAAAAGCTTCTCAGTCTGCCGCAAGCTCAGGCCCTTCTGAATAAATTTAAAAAGGACCCAATGGCAGAACTCCAGCTTTATCTCTGGGGATTTCTTGCTGCGTCCCTGGTCCTTGTTCTTTTTTTAAATATGTGCAGTTGCACCCCATCGATGCGTAAGGCATTAAAGGAAAACCTTTTCTCGGTGGCAGATTGCAGCCTGCACACAAGCTTAGGCTGTGCCGCTCAAGGAATCGGGGGGTGCCTGGGGCCAACTCCAGGCGGGGATTATTCGGAGTTTGCACAATGCTTAGTGGACAAGTCCTCTTCCTGTGCCGGGAGAGGGTTAGCTTTATGCGCCTATGGTGGAATGAAGAGAGCGTTCCCAGACGCCCCACTCGCTGGTGGGTTCGTTGGTTGCGCCGGGGAAGATGGCCTAGAAGATGTTAAGGGCTGTGTAAGGGACGTTACCATCGAGACAGAGCAAGAAGCTGTAGGTGCCGTGGCGTACTGCTACCGACAGGTGTGCCTAGAGGGTCCCAGCACAGAGCCTTAATTAACTGGAGCAGTTATGCCTACTAAAAAGTCTAAGCGTAATTATAAAAAAGAATATGCCAGGGACCATGCGTCCACCAAGGCCAAGAAAGACCGCGCAAAAAGAAATGCTGCTAATAAAAAATTAAAACCCGGCAAGGGCAAAGAAGTCGACCATAAGAAGCCACTCAGTAAAGGTGGCTCCAATAAAAAGAGCAATCTTCGTGTAGTGTCTAAGTCCACCAACCGCAAGAAAGCCACTAAGACTGTTACGAGGAAGCGGAAGAGTACTCGTAAGTAAAATTAGCTGTGCGTCGGTCTAGGTCGGCTTGCATTCGGTGCTGTATTTCTTTGGTGCGTTCGTTATCATCCCACCATGCCTGCCTTTCACGTTCGCTCGCTCTATCGTAGTTCCATCCTCTGCGTTTGTGTGCCGGAATGTTTCTCATCTATTCTTCATCTCCTGCTATGGCCTAATGTAGCCGGGTTGTAGGTTTGTGTCGTAGTTATCTACAATATTTTGCAATGCTTTAATCTCCTTGCTTCGCCCCTGTTCCCACCAAAGGATATCGCCGCTTTCTCGCGCTTTTTTTTCTTGCCTTTCATAATACTCTTTTAAAACAATCCACTGCTCAACTGTGTGATCAATTAGCGCACCTCGGTTTTCTTTTCTGAATTTGCGGTGCCGCTCTACAGCTTCTTTATACTGCGGGTAAGGCACTTCGCTTTCTGGATGCCAGAGCGCAAACTCCTCTCTTAGTGTAAAGAGCCCCTCCATTGTAAAGACGCGTTCATGATCATTCCAATACGCTTGCCTTTCGTGTTCGCTTGCTGTCCAGTAGTCCCATTCTTTAAGGGTGTATGCGGGGGGTTCACCTGCTGTCCAGTAGTCGTCCCAGCACGGCGACTTCGGATTGTGCGGACGACTACAAACTTTGCACGGGTCGGGAATGTTTTTCATCTACCCTTCATCTCCTGTTATAAAAGGAACTATCATACTATGCCCCATCCATAATGTGCTTAGACAGAAGCTGCGTAGCTCCAATCAAAGCAAGACGGTCTGTATTATTCTTGTAAGACTCCTGGCAATGGACATCACCATTAGACATTAATGCGACAAGCCCAATAGACTGGATGCGTCCCTCCTGGGCCTCCACAACCAAATCTTTTAAAGCACGAATTAAAACATCTCGACGGTCTGTATAGTATATTACATCATCACTATTACTATTACTATTACTAGTAGTATTAGATTCCATTATTACTCCTATCCTTCAATGTAATTAGTTTTAATTCTAAGTGTTTTAATTCTATAGAGCGCACGCGCAAATCCTCTTTGGCGTCCACATACCATTCCTCTTCCTTAAAACCCATCTCATCTTTACGACGTCTTGACTTGCGGTACTTGGCAACCTTCTGCATCAGGTGAGTGAAGTCTGTCTCAATCCCGCTGCTAAGGGTGCTGACTTCCTCTGCAAGGCTCTCCAGGGCACTCTGGTATGGGTTGGTATGGGTGGACACTGTCGAAGGCTCCTGAGGCCCTTCTACGGGCTTCGTTGATTTCGGACTCTTTGGAGTATGCATAGATGTGTACCTGTGGTTGGAGTTTATTTCTTACTGGCTTATGTCTTCTGAGGACAAGGGACTCGATGTCTTTGTCGTCTCCTGACTCGAACAGGACTCCTTGGTATGCGTCGAGGAGGACTTTGACGGGTGCGTCGATGTCACATCCTCCGGGTAGCGCGTACTCGATGACGACAATTGCGGGGCCTTCAACCGGAGTCCCGCTGACTTTGGAGTGGGCCTCGGCAGCCGCCATCCATTTTGTTTTGGCACCATGGGCATATCTCCAGTGCTTGCTTCGTAGTTTATTCGCCAGTGCCATCCTGAGTAGATAAAGAGGGTCTGACCTTTTCCATTTCTTTTTATCGGACTCGTCCGCCCCATCTTTTTTAATTGGCATATGGGTGCCATGTATCTCTACGTGAATCATAATACCCTGCGAATAACTGCAAGCGCCCCTAGCATAAGCGCAGCCCAGTGCCATATCTCTGGCTTAAAGAAGTGGTCGTACTCACTGACATACTTTTTTTCAAAGTAATTCAGCCCCTTTAATTTCTTTAATTCCCGGTGGGAGCTACCAAGCTTATACCTTTCGACCATGTCCATGGCAGATAAGCCCACAAAGATAATTATTATTATTTCAATTGGATGAATCATAATTCTGATATTAAACATTGCGATGGTTCAAACTTGTATTTAATCGCAACGTTTTCTCCCTGTTTGCATTTTTCAATGTTTATCAAAAGGTCATTAAACCTATGTGCTCTCTCCGCATCTGAATGCCGAGGGTCCCTAAAAGGCCTATAGATAACTGCGCCAACGTAACACTTTTGCTCCGCAGCACCAATCCATTCTGTGTGTCGGAGTCCAGGCATCGCAGGAAGAGGCAGGTTCTCCCACTCCCTGTTTAGCTGGGCCGTCAGCATAAGGGGAACAGATAGCCTATCCGCCTCCCTCTCCATCATAGCCCAGCAATACTCCAACCAGTCTCTGCGCGAGCGCGTATTGCGTGCGTCCGCGTAAATAGCTTGAAGATAATCTATCCAGATGACCTGGCACCCCTGTCTGACACAGAGGTCATTCATCACCCGCAGCACGTCTGTAAGACGACCACCCTTTGCATCCGCTAAGAATATGTTATCAAGGTAATCTGTCTCCGTGCTCTGCTCAATTGCAGCAGCCTCTCTATCTGTGAGTTCCTCCGCATTGGGCGATGTGAGTACGTTATCCCTGATTTTACCCAGAGAGACACCGGAAACCTTTGACATCCACCTCGATGCCCACACAGACGTGGAATCTTCCAGGCTTATAATGCCTACGCGGTGACCTGCTTTGGCCTGGTGGTTGACTACCTGGGCCACCCAGGAGCTTTTCCCGTGGGATGTTCTAGCAGTCCAAAGATAAGTACAGCCTGGTACGAGAGCCCCAATGATGTCATCCATCTTTTTAAACCCGGTGGTAATTAAAGCAGATGGATTGTTAAACCGTTGGTGCCACATGTCATGCATCATCCTACGCACAGTATTGGACTCGTATTGCTCAGACATATGCAGGCTCACCACATCACTTTGAATATGGCTGACGGTCTCTTCAGGCCCGTATACCCCTTGTTCTAGCTGCGCCATGCGGTCAGAGAACTTGTCCTCGAGGAACCTCAATGCGGCATAATGCTCGAGAAGTTGGTGGAACCTTTCAGGTGCGCTTTTAATGGTTGGGTCCGAGAGGTCTTTCCATACCGAGCGCACATCGATGCTGGTGTTTCGAGAGAACTCTGCTGTTAGCTCAAGCTCCTCATAGTCTAGCCGGTCCAACAAGGGGTCGTCTGCCCCTCTGCGGTTAATCGCCTGCTCCATCATGCGGAACAAAGACAGAAGGTCCTTGTTGGCTAAAAGGCTATGGGGTTGGTCTACCGAGTGGATATACCTCGGTGCTCTTACAAGCGAAGCCAAAAAATAAAACTCTGTTTTCCACGTCACGTCTCCAGTCATTTTCTTTGTCATCGGAATTTCCAGGCTCGCTTTTGGTCTTGTTTGGCCAGTTGAGGGGCGGACTTGAAGAATACTTTGAATGCATATCCCCACTGCTTAAAGCGTATGTCATCAAAATATCTTTCCATCGCCACAAAGATTTGGTCTTCGAGGGTTTGATACAATTGATTCCAGTCCCCTAGCTCTTTCCAGTAGTCAGAGCGAGAGCGGACGTACTTGTATTCGTTTTTCTTTTCATACAACTCGTCCCAGCGGTTCATCAAGTCTCTTATTGGGACTTCTTTAGGGGGCTCTACTCCATCGTCACCGACCAGCATGCTTGCACACTTGGTCATATCGATAAGCCACTCACCTCGTTTGCCCTGATGCTTATCAACACGAATGAGTTCATGCTTGCATAGGTCCACGATGGCGTTTTCTATTTGTGAACGGGACGCTGAAAGAGTGGCTGCCAACGCTGCTGGTGAAACGAAGAAACACAAAGGAGCGATGGAAGTCTCCATGTTTTTTGTTTCCACCGGGGCAGCGAAGGCAGCCAAGTGTGCAAGTACCCCGACGCGAAGGGGGGATGCAAATGCAGGATGCGTTCGTATCGTCTTTGAGTCAAGGGTCAAGTTCATAGTTAGAATGGGATGTCTGAGTCTTCTAGGATGTGTGCCCGCTCTTCCCAACCATCTTTTTCTGTGAGCCAGTATACCGTCCCACCTTTTCTGGGGTTAGTTGGGTCTTTCCAAGAAGCGCAGTATTCCTTCCCTCCTTTTCCACTGTAAGAGAACCCGTCTGGTTCTGGTTTGTTCCAGGAGACTTTTAAAAGTTTGTCCACATAGGGAAAGGCACTCCCGCCACCTTTCCCTCCGCTAAAACCCGAGCCTGGTGGCCCTCCTTGTGGTGCGCTAAACGCTGCGGATGCCGTCTCCTCACTGTCTGCGCCTTGGCCCACCTGGACAAATACAGAAGCAGTCAGAATCTTTTTATAAATCTTCTGGCCATTCTTCTCGTAAGAGTCCGTGGTCATACGGCCACTGACAAACGCCCGGTCCCCTTCTTGCAAGGTGGCTGCGATGTCAGCTAGTTCGTTCCAGCAAGTTACGTTGTGGTACGTGCTAAAGGTCTTATCCCCTCGCACCTGCTTTGTCTCAATGGACACGTTGGCCACCGAGCCATTCTTTGTTGGGTTCACTCGAACCGGCTGGTTCACAGTGCCTAACAGGGTTGCCTGGTTAATATCCCTCATTAGAGTTCTCCTTTCTCAAGCTTGAGAAGTTCTCTTCGCAGATCTTTGTATGAGTCGCGAATTCGTACTGAAAGTTTACGTGCCCTGCGGTTGGCTGACCTATTGCCTGCCTCCGCATTGGCGACCTCTAGCGCCAACACCTCTGCGTTAGACACCAGTTCAAAAGCCTTCTCTCGAAGCTTCATACTTCCTCCTCGTGCCCAAGGCACGTTCAAGTTATAGTGGATAGAAAAAGTGGCAGTCTCTCCTGCCAGTCACACCACTCGAGGTAGGTGTCACCTTGGTTTTCCAGGTGGGGACGACGCGAAACTCACCAGGGTAAATGAGCTTCCCCACTTTCCAGCAGGTGCCGCATGGTCCTAACCATGCTCCCGGCCCCTCAATGCGTCCATTGAGCGGTGCCCCTGAATCAACGGGGAGCAACCCCCGTGTCTTCTCAAAAACCATGGTTATTCTCTGCCTTCATTGGCAGACATCCATCTTTGCCCTAAGGCGAAGATTTTATCAACCGACTCTTGCGTTAAAGCGCCATTTTGATGAGCGGATATAGCCGTCTCATGGCCAGTGACCTCCCGCACAAGCCTGCTGATAATTAGTTGGGACATACCAAAACTACGCAGTCGGTCTGAGACATCCCTCCACACAGTGTGGTATTCTTGCTTAGTAAGAGGGGCCACCTCCTTTTTGGGCTTAGGCGGCTCGCTTAAGATAGACCCTCCTGGCAACTCATACCTTGTGCCCCTCTTTTGGCCTGTGCGAATCACAACACCAGACTCAACAAGCGGGTTGATGTGGCTCAGGAAAGAAGAGGGCTCCCATCGCATGGCAATGCACAGGTCACGTTTGCTCGAGGGTCCATTGGCGCGAATATAGCCAATCAGCCCCCTCTCCCATGGCCTTTCCTTTTCCCCCTGAGCCTCAACCTTTTTTGGCGCTGGTGGCCTTGGTGCTGGTGCCCTTGGTGTTGGCGTGGATGAAGCAACCTGGGGTGCCTTTGGCTGTGGAGCCCTTGGCACTGGCGCAGGTGCAACCTCCTGCTTCACGCTAACGCGCTGGGATGGGTCGCTGAATGTGTCGGCCTCCTCCGCTGAGTAGAACCCATGCGAAGCAAAAGCAAGTACATCCAAAACACCACGGTCAAACATTCTTTTCCATGCCATTGCCCATGGGTATGCTAGACTCTTGTTGACGTTGCTGGGGTTGGCCTCACCAACTGCGTACACTTTGCGGATTATCTTACCGCTTGTGGTCTGCAAGCAGAACTCCGCTCCGATTACTACTTCTGGTCCGTGTATACCACCTTCAGTAACGTCACCCTTCTTAATCCAGTCGATGTCTGCGCGGCCAGGAAAGGTAATGATGTACCCCTCAGGCGTTGGCTGATTTGCAATTTTTTGAACTGCGGCATGAGTCAACACCCACTTTCCTGACTGGCGGTGCTGCCACCAATCCTTATCCGGCTCAAGCACGTAGTGCTCTGCCAGACTCTTAAACAATGTACCCCTATCCATGAAGGACCTCCTTTAGTTTGGGGTTAACGGGCTCAACTAGCCCCTGACATACGCTGTATCGCTGACACCACCGGGTAGAGCAGCGAATGCCGTTCCATACCACCTCATCTCCAGAGTCTGGTATTGCGGGCACTGTTTCGTTTCGGTAGTGGTCTTCCACCAAGTCATATGTGTCTTCCAGCCAGACCTCCACCTCCACCGGGTCAATGTCAAACTGGCAGATGTGTATCTTGGGAAGGTCCACCTTCTTCTCCCCGTACCCTTTTGTGGGCCGGTCCACAGCCAAGTACACGATGAGACCACCACCAAACTCGTACCCCTCAAAGTGCAAGTCACTTACCTTGTACCCGTTGATGTCTGGGTAGTTACTGTCTTGCACAACGGCCTCTGAGTACAAACTCACCTGTTGTCGGTAGTTAAGACTTACTTTGCTCTCGGTAGGGCTGTATGTCTTTGAGTACATATATTTTCCGGCAGTTTTCACGTCAATGACGTACCACTTCCCCCCGAGTGGCATTGGCTCGCCAGTTCTTGGGTCTTCATGTGGCACTATGGCGATGCCATCCATGTGGCCCAGCACCTTAATCCCTCCTGGGGTGGTGTTGAATACCTCCATCTGCTGGCACTCGACGGGAATTCCCGCTTCTTCCAGCTTGGCAATCATTCTCTCCTCTCCGTCATGACCCTGGTCAAAGCGAAGCTGAGTGCCCCAAGATGCTTCCGGGGGGTCGCTCCAAGGCTCACCGTAACGGTGGAACACCATGTCCCTTGGGCACCGGGACACTGCCGACGTCCGAGGGTAGTATTTACCATCCCCTCGAGAGATGGTTTTTTGATTACTGACCTCAAGCACTATGCTTGCCAGTTTCGCCGCGTCATTCATATCGACCTCAATGCCGCAAGGGCTGTACAAAGTAATTGATTGACCAAGTCAGAAGGTCCTCGGTCGCCACGGTGACGAACCAAAGATTCCAACTGCGCCTTTTCCACATTCGACAGATAGACAATGAACTTCGTCTTGTTTGTCCTACCCCTCAAAGAATGCCGCTCCACTTTCTTCTCCGCACCGGAAGTCTCGCCCTTAATCTCACGCACAAACGCATCCGGGGCATCGACACACTGCCGAAGCAAGTTTTCTAGGAACTCTTGGTCGCCCAGAATCTCACCCTTCTTCGCCTCCATCGACTCATGCAGTCGCTTTGCTGCCTCAGTCGCGTCTGATGGCTGGGTGTCTGATTGCCCAAGTTCTTCAAAAGAGAGTGGCTCTTTGTTCTTCATTGCTAAATAACCTCGCCTTTTGTAGAAGCCTAGTGAATAGGTCCTTTCTTTGCAACAGTTAAAAGATATTTTTTTACACTATCTTTATCGAGTCCAAGGGGACTGTCTCTCAGTACCTCGGTTTCATCCAGCCCGTCCTCGGGAAGCTCGCCTCTCCCCAGGTTGCAAAGAAGGCTGACCGCCATGGTAATCGTGTCCACAACAAGGCTCAGGTCCACCACCATCTTGAGTCGTTTCTCAAGACGTCCTATGGCCCTTCCTCGAAGATGGCCACGAATGATGTCCTCCTCTGCCTGCTCAAGGATGCGCGTGGCAGCGGTCTCTACCGCCTCCGAGATGTCCGCCAGACCCTCTTGGCCTAAGCGCGCACACAAGGAGCCGGGGACCAGCACGTTACTTAGCCACACGCCACTGGCTATAGGCATTGCGTTCTTGTTTAGCCACCTGCGCCTGGTGGGCGAAAGGCCTGGGTTAATTACTAGATATGCCATGCTCTAAACTCCCCTTTTCTTTTGAGTACCTGGTCACAACAATTCCCTGAAGCTTTGGGCTTCTACTCATGTCCATCGGGTCGTATTCCGGCTGAATCGTCCACTCGGACTTCACGTAACACATGGGGAAGTCAAGTTCTGAAAAGGCCTCTTTGAGTATCTCGATGAGGTACTCCCTGCTGATTTGGACCCTGACAAGCTTGGGCTCCTTGCTGGTTACCGTGAAACGCTCATTCGGCATACAACACCTCCCCGGTATGCTCCTCCACAGCAGCTTTGACTGCCATGTCTAGAATTGCTTTCAAGACGTGTGGCAACTCACATATGCCAATGCCACCGTAGTCTTTGTACAAAATGGATATGATTCCTGTGTACACGAAGTAGAACTTCTGCGTTCGCCCTCCGGCTTGAGGCGCAACGACTTTTAATACTCCACCATACTTGCCCATCGTCGAGCGAGGTATCTTGTGGAACTCTTCTACTGTCACCTCAAAACTAAACGTCATCTCAGTCTTCCTGTACGAACCAAATAATTGCCAAGAAAAATACCCACATGGATGTCAGCGCAATGGCCGCATCCATTCACTCCCCCTGGCGGGAGAGGAACTCCTCACATCGGGCTAACTCCTCCTGGGCGCGCGCCTCCTGTCGGTTTTCGTGGTACACATCGGGGTCTTCAAAAAACAGGTTGGCGTAGTTCACAAGGCCCCAAAGCTCTTCTGATTCCTTTTCGATGCTGTTTAACGCATCGGTAACTTCACCAATGTCTTTCTCATCCGGCTTTCCGTCAGTGCCTAGCAGAGAGCCCAGGTCAGATATTTTCTGACCAAGTGTGGCAATCTCGTCACCAATTCCAATCAAGTCTTCACCTTTCATCGCGTCTCCTTAAAGGCTAGAAATTACATCTTCGATTCGCAGGACTGTCTGACCTGCCATCTCCATTGGTTGTTCGTACTGAGACAAGACAGGCTGTTTAGTGTCAACCTCAACACTAAAATGCGTCTCACCTCGACCATGACGTGGCTCTACTCGGATGGTGCCAGACGAGTGCAGGCGTATCCGAGCGTTGGCAGGGTAGAAGATGGACCTATCATCTTTACCTACCCACGATGGGTCAAGGTTTCCGTAGTCATACTCAATCGCATACAGCCGCACCTTTGCCTTGCCCGGTACCATCACCCCGGTGGGGTTTGTGTAAACGCTATTGAGCAAAGCCACTTGCGGTATCTCATGCGTACACCATCCATGTGCAGTCACACCCAAGTACAAGGTTTCCATCGCTCACCTCCACCTATTCGTACTCATTGTTCTCAAGCATTTCGTTAACCAAGCCCACGAACATATCCCCACACGCCTTGCCCAACTCTTTGACGCCAAGAGGCTCGCCCCATTCGGCGTCGCCATTTTCACGGATGTGAAGTAGAAACCGGCAGTGACTAAACCGTATCTCCTCGATGTGGTTCTCCGAGTCCCTGTCCATAAGGAAATGGACGGACACGCGCCCGAGGTCTATGTCAAAGTCGATGTCCTCGGTGTGAGCTTCAATTCGCTTGTAGTTACGCATGTTACACCACCTCCCACGCGACAGGCTTGCCACTGCTTTCTTGGACGAACCCGCCCATCCACTCGCCTACCGCACTCGCCTCCTTAGCAAGTGGGTAAGACATCCGAGAAGTAGAACCAAAGTCATCCTCGTATTCCACTTCGTGCTCGTTGTCGAGAAAGAACTCCACGGCCTCAACCGCCTCTTCTAGACTGCTTGACTTGACTTTCACCTGAAGGTCTAGGTTGACCTGGACCACCACCGAAAACTCTTTCATGCCCTGACTCCTTTGCTATAGCCCGGTAAGGCTATGCTGCATTGTTATTCTCATCTCTCTCGTATTGCAAGAACTTTTTGCAATAGCCCGCCAATTGCAGCGCAGTGCGCTGGTTTTTTATTTACTGGATGCCCCGCAATGCGTTAAGCCACGCACTGAGAGACAGGAATACCCACCCTATGATGCCTATAGCCGCACTGGCATAGGTGAAGTGGTTCAGAGACTCGCTCACTCTGGTGATAATTCGATTCATTTTCCATCGCTCCTGTTGAAGTTAAGCCCCCCACAGTACCCACCACCACCAGGGTGATGAGTACAAGCAGGGTTTAACCTCCCGCCTTCGCCTGCTTTCGATGTTCAAGGGCCTGTAGGATGCCTTCCAGTAGCATTGCAGCAGCCTCGTGTGCCTCTTCGATGCTGGCCTGCTCGATGTAGAACTGGCCGGACTGCTCAATGTAGAACTGGCCGTCAGACCCTCTCTTGAGCCGGTAACCATCCCAGCCTTGCAGCTTGTTGACTGTTTCTAGAATGTCTCTCACGACTGTCTCTCTAGCTCCCATTGTTCACCTCCTGAATGCATAATGCCAACTGACACACGTTGTGGCCTGCGTCTTTACTGTTGTAGACTGGCCAATTCGATTCGTAGTCTTGGACCGTGACCTTGAGATTTCCTTCTGGCACGTCTTTACCATCCTTCTCAATCCAAACATGGACTGTCCGGTGGTTTGCATCCGGCATGTCGTTTGTCAGAATATCTGTTAAGACATGCGCGACATACCCACCACCTAAATTGACCTTCACCTTCTTGTCTTTGATTAAAGCTCCCATCGCTCTTCTCCTTTGTTGGGCATTAATTCACCCACAGTACCCACCACCACGAGGGTGATGGGCACAAGTGTGAATCAACCGTATACAATTTCACCGAGAACACAGTACTGTAGAAACACGTTTGCAGTCTCACCGTCGTGCGTCCCCCTTAGAATGTTGTCCCAGTGTCGAGAGGGTATCCCTCCCTCGCTCCTTGGTCTGCCGGAGTCGTAGGCCAGCCTCTTGATGCCTCGCTTAATCTTACTCAGGCTCAAGGTGTAGTATCCGTCCTTTCCCGCATTACCCCAATCCGGGTCGCCTTCGGGGTCTGTGAATTTGAGCACGCCCCCAGGGTCCATTGGTACGCCTGCGGTCCAGTACTCATAGTCCGAGTATCCCTTGCCTTTGGGGAATCGGTGGACCTTTAGATCGCAGCACCAACTTTGTGCAGCACCCGAGAACGCATCCACCAACAGACCCTCAATTGTCGAATCGTCAATCTGGATTTCCATTTCAATACGCATCGCTCTGCTCCTTTGCCCTTCGGGCTGCTATCGGTCAAAAATTGCTTCGCCTATCTGTGCTCGCATCTTTCGTCCGTGCTTTATCCATCGGTCCTTAACCTCTTTGCTACTCTCGGCCAGGACGAAAAATTCCGCTTGGTATCCCCCGTCCCCAACTACCCGGACGGCATAAAGGCTCGGATGACTCCATGAGTCCTCATTCGGCGGGTCCAGCGGTCCTAAATGAATAATCTTGCTAATTTCCATCGCTACTCCTTTGCCCTTCCGGGCTGCTAGTTGAAATTGTCTTTCTCGTACTGGTCATAAGCCACCTTGTTGCATTCAATGAGGTAGCAATACTTCCGAAATGGGTATCTAGGTTCTAAGCCCAGAGCACAATAGCGGTGCAGCTTGATGCAAGCCTCGTGATAATTTATCGCTTCAGAATACCCTACTACTAAATCCCAGTCGTCTGTCCGCATGAGCTTTAATTGAAGCGCACCAACTCTTTCGCTGTGGTGCATAATCGCCTTGATGTGTTGGTCTGCACTAAGGTCACCGTTGTAACGCTTCCAGCTTTCAAAGCTGCTGATGTATGGCTCGAATTGCTTTTGCATGGCTTTCTTCGCACCCTTTACCTCCAGAGCCCCATACCGCATTGCTGCCCTCCGAAGACATTCGCCATCGGGCGTATCATCCGTAAACTTTGTTGATTCCCACCGTTTTTTCTTTTCCATCGCCGCTCCTTTGCCCTTCCGGGCTGTTATTCTGAAGAATAAAAGACCACAGTCACCGGGTACTGGGGGGACCCCCACCCCGACTCAAAATCAAATCCAATTTCCTCCCAAGTCTGCGCCCCCAGATACGCATCAGAATTCCAGCCGAAGTACTCGGAAGGCAATCCCATGTCCTTCCTGCACAGATCAAAGGCGGCATGTGGATTGTGACCCAGGTAGACCGTGTTAAGTCTGGGGCTCCATCCCGTCCACTCGAATCGATAACCTCTGTCGAGCATCTGCAGCATAAGAGTGTGTAACTCCTCCATGCTGTGAAGCGTTTTCTCTTTCTTTTCCATCGCTCTACTCCTTTGGTCCTGCGGACCTATCACTTTTGTCAATCGCTCCATGGTGCCCCCGTCCAGACGGACGGAGACACGAGGAAGGATGGACCTCTACGCCGCGAATCGATGCACAAAGCCCGTCGTGTCCTTGGTACCCCTGCCCTTGGCGGACAGGACCACGAAGGTACCTTTGCGGTCCAGGAATCGGGCATCGGTCTCGTCTCCGTCAATCACAGGGCGGCCAAAGAGGGTGCCACGTTCAACGATAGCTTTTGCCACTCTCTTCGCGTCGTTCTTGTTCGTGCTTCCTATGGCTCCAACTACAATGGCCGCGTTCTGCCCTCGGTCAATGTAGCGTTGCGCCTCCTCTACACTGCCTACCCTCTCGGATGCGCTGAACGTCAGAGTGAAGTTTGACGCGGTCATGCGACGGCTCAAGGGTGCCTTTGTGTAATCGTAGAACGTGACTTCTTCGTGTGCGTCGATTATGCCCGTGTCCTCCCACTTGATATCGCTCGTCCCATTGAGACGCACAGCGCACACCATGCCCGCGCGAGCGCACGCCTTAGCATGGCGTTCTATCTCATACGACAGGCGAGTCATAAAACTTTCAGGGTAGAGTAGAAACCACCACGACTTTTCGAGTTGGGCAATCTTCTGGTTTCTGCAGTTCATTTGTCCTGCATACTTCAAGCAACCCGCAACGCATCCAGGAGTGGACCACGGACACAGATTGATTCCCGAAAGGCTAGCGGGTGCCATGTACAGGATGCGCGTGCTAATTCCTACCGACTCACCCTTGTTGACCTTGTAGGAATGGCCAAGAATGTTGCGCGCCTTTCCCCGTTCGCCTTTGTACAGGGCACGGGAAAGGGCACCCTCTAAACCTTCCCAGTCGGTCACGGTCTCACCGTTGTGGTATTGGTCAAGCCAGGGGGCACGTTCTGCCATAGCTT